TAACACCGTTACAAATATCAATTCTGTAACCAATAGTAACAATATTGTAACTGTACAATACTAGCTATAAGTGCTATGATTAAGTCAAACATTTAGAAAAGGTGGTTGTTATGACCAAAGAAGAATTAAATAAATTAATTGCTTTAAACACAAACCATAAAACAGGTGAGCCCTTATTTTTAGTATCATATCCGTACATATTTAAAATTACTTATGAAGAATCTGATTCAATAAAGCAAGATGATGCTCGATATTGTGCGGAATTATGGAAAACTCTGGTTGAAAGCCTGCATATTGAGGAGGAATAAAAAATGACTTTATTAATGGGTGTAGATGTTAGCAAATATCAAGGCGTTGTCGATTGGTCTAAGCTTAAAGAGTATGGTTACACATTTGCAATCATACGTGCTGGTTATGGTATGTTTGCAAATCAGGTTGATCCTTATTTTACGCAGAATATTAAGGCAGCTGCTTCCCAGGGGTTTGATATTGGTGCTTATTGGTTTAGTTATGCTTCGAACGAAGTAGACGCAGAGGCTGAAGCTAGTTTATGTTATCAAACCATTAAGCCTTATTTATCAAATATTAATATAGGTGTATTTTTTGATTATGAATATGATTCGGTAAATTATTATTACGAAAGATACCAGAAGAGGCCAACACAAGCATTGACTAAAAGCATGTTCTTAAGTTTTCATCATTACTTACAGCGTTATAATATAAAAACCGGAATTTACACTAATCATGATTTCATTACATCATATTTTAAAGGTCTTGACTATGATAGCAAAGAATTTTTATTATGGTTTTCCGACCCTTCCAATAACTATAGAGATAACTATTCATGGGACATTTGCCAGACGGGAATTTTAGAAATTGACGGGGTTAATTTTGACATTAATATTATGCCAGAGCATATAACGGAAAAGCCAGCTGAAGATGGTTTTATAGTTTATACTATTAAATCAGGAGATACACTTTCTGGGATAGCGTCTAAATATGGTGCGACTTTATCGCAATTATTAGCTTGGAATCCTGAATATAAAACAAATCCAAATATTATATATACAGGACAAACCGTAAAAATAAAGACTCTGACAGCTTCAGGTTATGCAGTAGGTGACATAGTAAAAATAAAAAAAAGCGCTCAATATTATGCTGGCGTGAGTGTTTTAATTCCAGAATATTATAAAGGGGTTAACTTCATCGTTATGCAAGTGAAAGCAGACCGTTTACTTTTACAGGAAATATATTCATGGGTTAACATTAACGACGTAGAGAAAGCCGAATAATCGGCTTTTTTTACTAAAGAAAGGAATTTATAGAATGGAAAAAGCAAAAACAATTTCAATTACTGTTTCACGTGAAACGCTCGAAATTTTAGATAGAATTGTTTTATTGACCGATAAGACGCGCAGCGCAGTTATTAGGGACATGGTCAAGGAATCATGGATTGATTATTGTAGAAAGCAAGGTGGATTATTTGAATAATAACAATTTAAAGCTAGGAGATTACAATGTTTATAATCCCTATACTTTAGTTAGAAAGTTTAGTGAACAAGAATTAAGACAGGAATATACCAGGCTAAGAAGCATAGCGATGAAAAGGATTGATAGATTATCAAAAACAGAATTTAACCAAAGTGCTACATTTAAGAATAATATACAAGGTTTTCCGACAACTAGAAGTTTGAAGGATGTAAAAGGGTTGGCCTATGAATTAACAGCAGTAAGCAAATTTGTTGCTAGTAGTTACTCGACCGTAAAAGGCCAGAAGAAAGCAAAAGCTGATATGTTAAAATCATTACAAAAGAATTACCCAAATATAACAGAAGAAAACTATTGGAATTTTATAGAGTTTATGAATTATGCACGTGAAAAATACGGCGGAAAAATTTACGACAGTGAGCAAATAGCCGAGCTATTCAACATGGCGCAAGCAAAGCAAATTCCGCAACATATATTATTAAGAAGAATTAATGTATTTAGAAAACACATACCCGAGATTCGAGAGCTTCCGGATTTTGATAGAGAAGCCGTAGGAATGAGCCGTTCTAAATTTTACGAGAAACTAAAATTCTAGGTGATTAACATGTTATTAACTAGTCAATATACAACTGATTTAAAGCAAATCAAACGTCAAAAGCGCCCGGTTGGGAATAATGCTTATAAGGGTGAGCTATTTTATTATAAAGACATTGTGTGCGCTTTTGATATAGAGACTAGCAAAATTAAATATAAGGAAGAATATGACAAAATAAAAAAGGAGCTTGTTACACGGTATCAAGCTTTTATGTACGTGTGGCAATTTCAAATCGGGCTTGAATATACGATTATAGGGAGAACATGGGAAGAGTTTTTAAAATTATGTCACCAAATTTGCAACCAGCTAAGAGACAATGAACGGCTGGTAATATATGTGCATAATTTATCTTATGAGTTCACGTTTTTATCTGGAATATATCATTTCAAACCCGAGGAAGTTTTTGCAGTAGATAAACGCGCTATTTTAAAGTGCATAATGTTTAATAAGCTAGAGTTTAGGTGTTCTTACAGGCTTTCTAATATGTCATTATTGGAATTTACAAAGGCTGAGAATGTAGAGCACCGCAAATATAGCGAAAAATACGATTTTAATTATAATACTATTCGTTATCCATGGACGCCATTAGATTCCGATGAATTATTATATTGTCAAAATGACGTTCTGGGATTGGTTGAAGCTGTGCACAGTCGGTTAAAAAATTACAACGATACTTTATATACTATACCACTTACTAGCACGGGATATGTTAGAAGAGAAGCGAAAAAAGCCATGCGCGGGGTTAATCGCGTATGGCTTAGGGAAATTATGCCAGGGTATGAGGTTTACAAAGCTTTGCGAGAAGCATTCAGGGGAGGGAATACCCATGCAAACCGTTATTATGTGGGAAACATTGTTGAAAATGTTAAAACTATGGATTTAGAAAGCGCATACCCTGCGGCACAAGCATGCTTTAAATTTCCAATGACACCATTCAAACCAATAGAAGAGAAATTTATAACCTATGATAGATTAACCGATTTATTAAATAAAGGAAAAGCGCTGCTTATGCGAGTTGCTTTTTATGATTTTAAATTAAAAAATAAATATTGGGGCTTTCCTTATTTAGCAAAGGCTAAATGCAGGGAATGCATGGGAACTATAGAAGATAATGGCAGATTATTACAGGGTCAATATATTGAGACAACCATAACAGATATTGACTTGAAAATTATTATTGATGAATACGATATTAAAGATATTTTATTTATAGATTGTTATTATTCCAATTATGATTATTTACCGGCTTGTTATCTTGAATTACTTAAAAATTGGTATACAAAGAAAACAGAGCTAAAGGGTGATGATAATCATGAATATGAATATAGCAGATTAAAAGCGCTATTAAATTCTATATATGGCATGACTGCACAGGATCCAGTAAAGGAAAGTAATTTGTATATTGATGTAGAAGCCTTTGACAGCATAGAAGCGGTTCAAGAATATATAGGGAATAATATTGAAGATTTGGATTTGTTTGTTATTGATAACCGTAAAAGCGCAGAAGAGTTACTCGAAGAACATAATAAAAGGGCGTTTCTGCCATATCAATGGGGTATATGGACAACGTGCTATTGTAGGTTAATGCTTGAAAAGGGTTTGAAGTTGGCGGGAGATAATGCTATTTATTGTGATACTGATTCTGTTAAGTATTTGGGCTCTGTAGATTTTACAGATTACAACCAAAGACAGAAAGCGATAGCAAAAGAAAAAGGATTTTCTGCAATAGATAACGCGGGAAATCGTCATTATATAGGGATGTTTACACCTGATAAGGATTACACTAGGTTTATAACTTGGGGCGCTAAAAAATACGCCTTTACCTATATTAAAGACGAAAAAGAAAAAACAGGCGTTACAATTTCGGGCGTCAATAAAAAGCTAGGAGGTGAAGAACTAGAAGAGCATGGAGGTTTAAACGCGCTTTTAAATAGTGGGGAGGGTCCCTCTTTTACCTTTGTAAAGGCTGGAGGAACTGAAAGCGTATATAATGACTTTCCAGAGATAAAAGAAATAGAAGCAGAGGGGCGGATAATACCTATAACGCGGAATGTAGTAATTAAAGATTCAACCTATCAGCTTGGAATAATTCCCGAATATAACAGACTATTACAAGATTGTCATTTATTGCTTAAATGTCTTGACATGGATTGAACTATAATATATTATATATTTAATACTTAAATTATAAGGAGTGTGCGCAATGTTAAACAATGTTACTTTTGTTGGACGTCTTACAGCAGATCCGGAGCTTCGCAATACGCAAGGAGGGAAACCAGTTGTTTCCTGTAGTATTGCAGTACAGAACACCAAAGAAGAAACCGTGTTTATTTCAACTGTTTTCTGGAATAAGCTAGCTGAAACACTGGCTAAGTATTGCACAAAAGGCAGTTTGATTTCCGTTCAAGGCTTTCTTAAAAATGATAAATATAAAGATGTGCAAATTTTGCGCGTGGTAGCGGTTCAATTCCACATGTTGGAGCCTAAAAAAGATAACAAGGAAAACCTACCTTTCTAAAAATCTTCAGATCGAAAAAAACAGCCGGACGGCTGTTTTTTTCGCATTACAGGAGTGTTAAGGATGAAAACAGAATGGTTATATACACCGGACGAATGGCTGAATGTTCCGGAAATTGTGAAGCGCTGTGAAGCGCAGGGCATTACCTTTATTTATATAGTTGGAGGCCGTGGAACAGGTAAAACCTATGGGGTTTTTGATTATGTTTTAACCAATAATATAGGCTTTACATATTTAAGGCGTACACAATTAGCCTTTGATACTATATTAACTGATGAATTAAACCCCTTTAATCAATACAATAAAGACCACAACATAAATATAATAATGAAAAAAAATACCAAGGTGTCGGCGGGTATTTTTTATGGTATTGAGCAAGACGAGATAATAAAACCAAGTGGCAAGGCTATTGGAGTAGCTGGGGCCTTAACAACCTTTTCTAAATTGCGCGGCCTTAGCGGTGAATGGATGAAACTATTCTTTTATGATGAATTTATACCAGAACGACACGAGAAAAAAATAAAAGGTGAAGCTGCTGCTTTTTTTAATGCTTATGAAACAATAAACCGTAACCGTGAGTTTAAAGGTCAAAAGCCTTTACTAGCAATAGCAGCGAGCAATAGCGAAGATATAGGCTGTAGCTTATTTTTAGAGCTAGGCTTGATTAAACATTTTATGAATATGGAGAAAAAAGGCATTGAGGTTAAATTTATGCCAGAACGTAAAATCTGTTTAATTGATTTGCGTTATTCTGAAATCAGCCGTAAGAAAAAAGAACAGGCCTTATATATTCAAACCAAGGGAACCCGCTTTTATGACATGTCTATAGGGAATAAATTTGATTATAATACAGGGAGTAAAATTGAATCACATTCTCTAAAGGGCTATAACGCTATAGCGGCGATTGGAGAAATTACTATTTATGCAAATAGAAAGGGCGACTATTACATATCACACCATAAGTCGGGGAATCCTGAAACGTTCACAACTGACGACATAGGTATAGCAAGATTTAAAAGCCACTATATTCATTTATGGATGGATTACATGGATAATCTGATAATCTTTGAAGATGAAGCCTGTGAAATCGCATTTCAAAAATATTTTGATTGACAAATAGTTATATTGGAAGTACCATATACTTATGGTACACCTAACAAACCGGCCAATGTGCAGGCCTCGGAAGGGCGCGCCGGTACAGTTCAACGCACACTAGGAACTTGATTGTTTAGGGCCATAACAAAGAAAGGGGGTGAAGTAATGACTTGTGCAAGCTTCATTCCTTTTCTTGTTGTTATAGTATTTATTATCTTAGATATTATAACCGGATTAGTAAAAGCCTTTTATAATAATACTTATTCATCAAGCGAAATGCGTAAGGGAGGGCTGCGGAAAATTGGCATTTTCCTATCCGTTGTATTGTGCTATATTGTTGAAGTGTGCTTGCCTTATTTAAATATTACAATTAATATTCCAATAACAATTATAGCGGCAGCGTACCTTGCATTTATGGAAATAACTAGCATTATTGAAAATCTCAGCGCATTAAATCCTAATATTAAGGATTTTCTGGAAAGCATTATAAACAAAATAAAGGGAGGTTCTAAAGATGAAAGTAAATGATATTGTTGAACTGTGTAAAGCGGGATTTAAAGCTGAACAGATTTTACAGTTTGTTGCCGCAGAGCATAACGAAGGGCAAAGCGCGCCTGCTGCGCCTGCTGCGCCTGCTGCGCCTGCTGCACCTGCTGCGCCTGCTGCGCCTGCTGCGCCTGCTGCGCCTGCTGTCGATAATTCAGCTATTGAATCAAAGGCGCTTGACCAAATTAACGCAACGCTAAAATCTTTAACTAGCGCAATTCATGCAAATAATATTCAAACCGTCGGCGGTGATTATCCTAAAGAGCAGAGCGTTGATGATATTATAACCGCCGCAATCATCAACCCACCTAGTAAAGCGTAACAGCTTTACAATTAACGAATATATGAGGAGTGATAACGAATGAGTGTTAATCAGCTAACAGTAAACCAGGCGGCAACTGTTTTTAATGAAATTGTACATCAGGCAACAGGTCAAACGAAGTTGAAAGTTACAGACACTTCGTCATTTGTTTCAGCGGCAACAACGGTTTTGCATGCTGGATATGATAAGTTATTGACCGCGATGTCTCAGGTTTTAACGAGAACTATTTTCAGCGTAAGACCATATAATGCTAAATTTGCAGGGCTTAGAGCGAGCCCGCAACGGTTCGGAAATCATACGCGTAAAGTAAATTACATTGATGATGATTTTGAGGATTCGCCCGCATTTGAATTACAGCAGGGACAATCTATTGACATGTACACCGTCAATAAGCCTCGCGTTGTTCAAACAAATTTCTATGGTTTTAACACCTACGCCAAGCATAAAACCTTTTATGATAACCAACTCGATATGTCCCTTCGGACGCTAGACGAATGGGCCGAGTTTTTCAATGGTGTTATGGTTAACATTAACAGCCAGATTGAACAGGTGCATGAGAACGTAGCAAGGGCTACTGTTGCGAACTTTATCGGTGGCGTTAATGTTGCTAATCCTACATGTGTTGTTCATCTGCTCACAGAATATAATACGTTAACCGGTCAAGAATTAACAGTGAATGACGTTTATAAATCTGACAACTTTATAGCGTTTGTGCGCTGGCTATATGCTAGGATTGAGGTTTTCAGCGAACGTCTAACGGAACGCACTCAGCTGTGGCATGTTAATATTAAAGAGAACGAAGTAAAGCGGCATACCCCTAAAAATAAACAAAAGGTTTACTTGTTCAACGATTTCATGAGCCAGGCGCGCACGATGGTACTATCTGATTTGTTCCAGCGCGATAGCATGAAAATGGTTGACTATGAAGGGGTTAACTTCTGGCAATCCATTGATTCGCCGGACAGCATAGACGTGACACCTGTATATACAAATGCGGAAGATGGCACGCTAGTAACTGGTGTAGAACAAAAAATTAATAAAGTCCTAGGCGTTATTTTCGATGAGGAAGCAATTGGATTTATGCCTAAAAATCAAGCTATGGGCGCAACGCCGCATAATGTCGCAGGCCGTTATACAAATCTATGGTGGCATTGGGACGAGTGCTATTATAATGATTTTACGGAAAACGGCATTGTTCTTCTACTGGACTAACAAAAAAAAGCCCCGTTTATTCGGGGCTTTTTTAGGAGGTGTGAGCGTTGGAATGTTATCTTTATACATTTTCCAAAAAACAGAATAGCACTAAACAACCAACTGATGGTGCACTATTTGATATTAATTTTTTAAGCCCTACAGACATGCTGAATCCTAACATAGAGTTAATTCTTGATTCTGAACCATACGCCTATAATTACGCATATATTTGGCGTACTCATCGTTATTATTTTGTTTCTAACTGGACATGGGACGCCGGGCGCTGGATTGCTTCGCTGTCTGTTGACGCTTTGGCAAGCTGGAGAACGGAAATAGGAAATCAAAATATTTACGTTTTGCGCGCAACAACGGACGCAAACCATTATATTAAAGATCCTTATTATCCTATAACTAATTCTATTAAAACAGAAATTACTACTACTGATAATTTATGGACATTATCTGATATAGGCACACCACTACAAAATGGATTATTTATTATAGGTTTAGTTAGTGCTTCAGGACTGCCAACTTATTACAGTGCAAATTATAATATCTTTACTCGCTTTATGGATTTTATTTTCTCTGATGAATTTTTAAGAACCGTATCATCTGGATGGTCACAATTTGATGAAAGTTGGAAAACTCGCTTTAATCCGTTAGAATATATAACATCTGTCGTCTGGTTGCCTTTGGACCCTGGTATAATACTAGAAACACCAACTAAAATAGGATATTGGGACGCTATCGCATTGGGCTATCTTGCTGACACTTCTATTATGAGATTTGTGAATTTTACAGTTCCAAAACATCCACAATCATCACCTAGAGCATATTTAAATTTTGAACCTTTTAGCAGTTATTCAATAAATGTCCCTAGAATTGGAATTCTTGATTTACCCTCTGAATTTGTTAGACAAGGCACCAACACGTTAACAGTTAAGATTGACGGCATTACAGGACGCGGCATTATCACCATAGCTTCACAGGCAGGAACTTATTATAGAGAAAATTGTAATATAGGCATACAAATTCCATTATCTGGAGTTAGACAAATGAATCTTGATTCTATGTATTTAGCGTCTCAAATGCTGCCGATGGTTACTAACATAGCAACCGGAAACATTGCAGGCTTTGGCTTGTCGGCAATATCAGCATCCTATAATATTAGCCAGCGCTTAACTCCACATTCTAGCACTATTGGTGGTGGTGGGATCATTGATGAATCTAAGGCCTGTAGTGTGATTAGTACTTTCCGGAAAATTACATCAACATCAATCCCGGACTTAGGTAGTCCAGTTTATGCAGTAAAAACTATATCATCTATTCCCGGTTTTATTATTGGCTATCATGCTGACATTGAAATACCATGCACCGACAACGAACTTGAAACTATTAAAAATTATATAGAAGGGGGATTCTTCTATGAATGACATATATAGACAGGGCGCGCCTTATGATTATAATCATATCAACGTTTACAATAGTGAGATTTCACCATCTACAGTACACAGCCAAAACGTGGCTTTAACGGGCTATTTTAGGCGCTATTTACTTCAGAAAGCAATGAGTACCTTTAAATGGCAGTTCCCCGAATTTTGGGCCGAAAATTACCTTTTATACTGCCTTTATTGTTGGGGTAGCTTTGCTATTTTCAATACTGATAAATTCGGGGTGATTGCGAACGGCTGCACACTGGGCGGCTATAATGTATTTTATCAACCCTTGTTTTGTGTGGTAGCTAATCCGCTTTTAAAAGGGTCTAGGAAGCTGATTATTGATAAGCAATGCACTTTAATTTATATGCAGCCTGATTATGGCGGAATTATGGATTTAGTCAATTATTATGCTGAATTGATGGCTATTACCAGTGAGGCTCTTTCTTTAAATATGTTTAATAGTAAGCTAACCTATGCGTTCGCTGCTAGAAATAAAAGTACAGCGGAAAGCTTCAAAAAAATGCTTGATATGGTGAACCGTGGAGACAGCGCCGTATTTTATGACAATAAGCTAGTTAATAATCAAGGGGATCCTTTGTTTCAGTATTTTCAATCTGACCTAAACAAAAATTATATTGCAAGCGATATTCTGGTAGACCTCCAAAAAATAGAAAATCAATTTGCACAAGACATAGGTTTGCCAAATGCCAACACCGAAAAGAAGGAAAGGCAAATTGTCGACGAGGTTAACGCTAATAATGTAGAAACCTTTACACGCTGCGATATGTGGCTTAAAACATTAAAAAAACAATGCGAAAAAGCAAACAATATGTTCCAAATGGATTTGATTTCTGTTGATTGGCGTGTAAATCCTTTAGAGAATGGGGGAGGTGCTATGAATGAAGGCTTGGCTGTCAATTCTAGGTCTGTATAATTATGATAATTCAATTTTCGATAAATTCGTAGTGCCAACAGGCATGGATAAAGAACTAATTATTAATAATATTTTATTAGAGCTTGCAGAACTTGAAATCATATACCCGGAACCGAACACCATGAAGAATGCTATTGGCTTCTGGTCACAAGGACAGCTTGACAGCTGGCAAAGAATGTATGACGCTATGGAATTAGAATATGACCCTATTTATAATTATGACCGCTTTGAGGAGTGGCTAGATTCTAATCAATCGCATTCTAATTCAACCGTTAACAGTAACGGAACTTCAAAACATCAGGTAAACGCATTTAACAAAGGGCTAATGGACAGTGAAAAAACATCTGATGATAATTTAAATACTGATAATTCAAACGGTTCTTCAATAGGCGCACATTCTGGGCATATGTACGGAAACATAGGGGTGACCACAAGTCAGGATATGCTGCTTAGTGAGGTCAACGTCTCTAAATTCATAGTACAGGATTATATAATTGAACAGTTTAAAGAAAGATTTTGTCTTTTAGTTTATTAGTGAAAGGATGATTATAATGGCTTTTGAACAATTTCCTTATAGTAATTTTCATGACCTTAACCTTGATTGGATTATTAGTGAAGTAAAAAAGGCAATTGAAGGTTTTAAAGCGCTTTCCGCCAAAACAGATGATTTTGAAACAACTTTAAATAATGCGCTTGAATATATCAATAATTATTTTAAAAATCTTGATGTTCAAGAAGAAATTAATAATAAATTAGAAGAAATGAAAAAGAACGGCGAACTTGCTGATATTATCGCGTCGTTCCTTAAAGCGCCTAATTATTATCTATCTGTTCAAAGCATGGTTGCTGACACCTCTATTACAAATAATTCAGTAGCAATCACAGCATCCTATAATACTGCTGGTAATGATGGTAGCTGTCTATATTGGATTCATACGCCTAAAAGTTATGATTTTGAAATAGCCCTGTCTAATAATTTGTACGCATATCCGTGCCCAATGGGCATCCCTACTGTTCGGGAATTTGGCGCAATAGCAAATAATAACATTGAAACACCATTAAAAAACTTAATTAATTATAGTACTACTACAAACAACCCTTGTGATATTAGTGGACAGTATCAACTAACAAACCCACAATACATAAACAAAAAATATCTAGCTAATTACAATTTAACATCAGATGCGGGCGTTGTGTATACTAAAAATATTGATATAAACACTAATGGCTATGACTATATTCAAAGTGATTCTAGTATAACATCGTCTATTCAGGGCGGATGTTGCGTTGACATTAATTATACGGGGGAAAGACACCTATATGTTACGTTATCATCAGAACATCAAGTAATACTTTATAATAAAGATTTTAAGGTTGAGGCGGTAACCACAGGGCCGGATATATTGGGACAGGGTAACGATATTACATTTGATGGATATACTTCAACTTACTACGTTGCACCTATGACCGATAACGGAACCATTATCACATCGAAAAGTTACAAGGGTCCATGGACTAAAAAAACGTTGCCTGAAATTACAGCGCCAGTTTCTAATGTTGCTTATGATCCAGTTAACAGATGTTTATACGTTTATGGCGGGGGGTTGTATATCTATAACCCTGATACTTGGGAATTAATTCATCAAGTTCAACTGAATCATGCTAATAGGCCTAACCCGTTGCTTCCTAACTCGTTCCAGTATACACTGACACAAGGTTCTTTCTGTTATAATGGTATGTGGTGTTTATCTTCCAGCGTATTCCTTAACGAAGCATATCCGCAGGCGGAAACAAGGATTGCAACATTCGACCTTGAAACCGGTAATATCAAGCAATGGTGGATTATCCCTATTCCTTATTCAGGATATGAACAAGAATGCGTTATTGTTGATTATTACGGAATTAGAACGGTAGCCGTTGGAAATGATAAATCATTGTGCGGAAGATTCATGCCTTTTGGTTATGGTGACATTCAAAAAGGAATTTCTCATGAAGAATTTACGGTATATGTTGATGAAAGTAAAACAGCTATGGGTGATGGATTGAGTAAAGATTCACCCATGAATAGTTTATTTAACGCTATTAGAACCTATGGTAATAGGCCGGGCGTTACATATTGGCTACTTAGTAATGTTACTAAAAGTTTTAACATTTACAATATGGCACAAGCATGCGTAATCTATGGAGGAAATAGCAATTCTTACGGTTTTGCTGCTAGTTGCACGTTTTCAAGATGTTATAATATACAGTTACAGAATTTGACGAATACAGCAGTTTTAAACTTCCTAAGCTGTACAGTAACAGGTAAAAATATCATAGTAAATAACGTGACCGCTGGAAATTATAGTGCAGCTTTCAACTGTACGGCGGCAAGTACTGTGCATTTTGAAAGTCTTACCGCTAATGGTTGCGATACCGTACTGCGTTCCGGAAGTGGTAGCATAGTAATATCACCCGTTAACGGTTCTTCTAATACTGTAGGGCTGCAATGTCAATATGGCGGTTTTGGGATGACTTGGGGTTCTGGAGCTAAAACACAAGGAAAACGTGACACAAATTCTAGTTGCTTAGTTGCAGGTGCGTTAATAGCCGCAAGTTAATATAAAAAGGTTCAGGTATTACCTGAACCTTTTTTCTCGTTAGTAATATCGCCTAAACGCTTATGAAGAAAATCATAAATGCATGTTGAGCAATCTTTATTCTGTGAACATTCATTATATTCTATGTTGTTAGGACAGAAACAAGCCTTTGCTAAAATGTTACTAATTTGCAAAATAATGTCTTTGTGTTCCAGTGCTCTTACTCGTTCAGAAAGTATACGCATAGTATGTGAATTCCTTACCATATCTTCAGCAAAGGATTGTTCTAATCTCTGGCCTTCATTATGTATCATCGATTCTAATTGTTCAATTGTCTTCTTGGTCATTGTTGCACCTCCTTATAATGTCAGCTAGTATAATATCGATCTCAAATATTGCACTTTTATCCATATCAAGCCTAATAACAATATCATCTCCAAACGCCACATAAGAACAAGCATCCTTTTCAACCTCAATCTTTGCAATTGCAAACGGTACTAATGCGCGTGCTGATGAAATTTCTGTAAGTTTAAAATATCTATAATTTGTCATATCTGTCACCTCATTTTAATTTAAAAGTAACTTTCATCTGCGGAAATTGTTTGATAAGTAGTTCCTTAGCTTCACTTACTGAAATATTAGCAAATAATGCCAACGCAACAACATCACAATACTTTTCACCATCCAGATAACAATAAAGCTTCGTCGCACTTCTTTTAATCATAATCACAGACCACCTTTCTAAATGTTTGACTTAATCATAGCACTTATAGCTAGTATTGTACAGTTACAATATTGTTACTATTGGTTACAGAATTGATATTTGTAACGGTGTTA